TCGCCAGTCATAAAGCCAGTGATTCCGCCTTGAGCGCCGCCAAGCGCTGAAGTGCCGGCCAATGCCTTGACCAGTGGGGCGACACTGGCGGCCATGCGTGGACCAGTCATAGGCGCCGCAGCACCACCAGTGGCCGCAGTTAATGCAGCCGCCGATCCAACACCGCCCAATGCCTCATAGCCCAATGACTCCATTGGTGATTGGGCTTGGTAAGCCTTCATCTTATTTCTAACTTCAGCAAGCACCTTGTCGTAGTCTTGGCCAGTTACAGAAGAGATCAGTCGAGCTTCCATCTCATCAGCAGCGCCCATGGTCACGCCCTGCGCAATAGAGCGCAGGCGTTGGGTTGGTGCTTGTGGCAGTGGCTGGGACAATGCAGGCGCCGGCGCAGCTTGTGGCTCCATGATGCCGCCAATACTTTGAGACAAAATGCTTTGAAGAATTTGCAGTTTTTCATTAGACAAGCCAGAGACATCTCCAGCTTTAATCTTTAGCAATTCTTCGTTTGTGAAGCTCTCTAGTCCAGTGCTCATCGCTGACCTCCGGGAGTTGAATTCAATTGCAATTGTCTGTTAACAGCATCCAGCAATGGATTGCCACCATAAGGCGTGACTTGATACATAGGCGCAAACTGATCAAAGCCTGGTAGCTTGCTGGCGCGTTGGAGATAGTCTTGTTGTGCAGACAAACGATATCTGGATGTCTTTTGCGCCGTTGTCAAAGCCTGTCTAATTTCAGCAGGGCTTAGTGTTTGGTCACCAGCAGCTGCGCGTCTAAGAATTCCACGCTCACCTTCTGTCAGTGAACCTTGGCCACGCATTTGTGCCGCGGCATCAAGCTCTTGCTGGGCCAAACCTTGGACCACAATTCTGGTGTTTGCCAGTTGCTCATTTGCGTCAGCACCGGCAATGTTTAATTGCTGGCCAATTCGCAGCATGGCTGTTCTGTAATCCGCACCTGGTCCAAGAATAGCCTTATCAAGTGCAGGCAAGATTCTGTCCACATTTGCCAATGTTTCATTTGCAGACCTTGCACCCGCAGTCAAGTCAGTCAATGTTTTAGACACATCAGTGCCAACACCAGCCAAGAATTGCTGATTGCCAGGCAATTTCACATCGACTTGTGTTTTCGGTGCGATCTGCTGACGATATCTTCCAACATTTTCTATTCCTGTTGGACCAGTTCCAGCCAATGGCTGGCCACTGATGTACTCCACAGCTCGGATATCAGGGGACTGGGCCTCGTATGGCATAACCCCTGGTGCAATGCGTGGCTGGCCTTGTTTGTTGTACTGGACCATGACAGTCTTACCATTCATCACGACTGGCGTTGGAACGCCATATTCTTCAGCAGCTTGAGACATCTTCAAAAGTTCAGGGAATCCTTGCTCTGGCTTCATTCCAGACAATAGCGCTCGTTGCGTTGGGTTTAAGAACGAAAATGGACCGCCCTGCTGCGCAGCTGGTGCTGCTGGTGCAGCATTCATCAATGCAGCACGATCAGGCGTTGGGCCAACTCGGCCAGCTGTTTCAATTGGCGCTGCAAGACTAGCTTGTGCTGGCGTCAAAGCACCAGCTGCGCCACCAGGTGTGCCACCAGAAAACAAATTACTAAATGCTGTTTGACGCGCAGCTTCTCGCTGCATCTCTTTGAGCTTCTCATTCAAAAGCAAATCTTGAAAAGAACCAGCTCTTGCCTGCTGATAACCCTGCTGGCCAGCCTGCAAAGCTGATCCAAGCGCTTGGCCCAAGTTGATGGGGGTTGCGCTTCGGCCACCAGCTTGCAAGAGTGCAGCAGCTGCTGACATCGCAGCATTGCGGCCCAAAAGTTTGCGCTGATCTTCTGTCAGCAGCGCGTCAAGACCTGATGGTGTGCCACCCATGCCGCCGCCAAAAATGGAGCCTATGTTGTTGAAGTCAAATCCAGTAGCCATATTTCCACCTTATTCCAATAAACCCTTGAGGCGAGTGCTGACCACATCACCCCTGCTCATCATATTCGTTGATCCTGTGCTTGGTGCAAGCAAAGATGCTGCACGCATGGCGCGTCTTTCTTGACCAGGCTTGATGGCCAGCTCTGCCACCGGTGTCCCTCTCCTGTCCATGGCCACCGCCACATTGTCAAACCCCTTGGACTGGTCATGCGCATAGCCAAAGAGGGCCATGCCCACATCACGCTCAGAGCCTTGGTCAATGACCTTGACCTTCGCTGGGTCGCTGGTGATCACAATGCCCCTGCTGGTCCTTGCCACTGTCAACCCTTCAGGGATGCGGGAGGGCATAGGAGAGCCAGGAGTGATCAGGATGGTGTCACGCTTGCTTGATGGGTCAAGCAAAGCCATGAGCTGCGCATCAGCGTAGCGTTGTGGCTCTGGCGTTGGAGTGTTTGGCATATTAGATCAGGGCCAGCAATGCGCCAAGGCCTGCGCCCATACCGCCACTGATTGCGCCACCAGTCAGACCAGCCAATTGAGAGCCAGCCAATGCACCGCCCAATAGCCCAGCACCAGTGTTCTGTGTGTACGGGGTCTGGGTTGTCATGCCAAGGTTGGCAGGGTTTGCACCAAGGCTTGACTGGACAATGCCAAGACGCTGCAAACCGATATTGCGAATGGCATCCATGCGCTGCTGGTCCTGAGCTTGACGCGCAGAGCCAGCACCCATGGCCGCTTGAGCGCCACTAAAGCGCAATGCCTGCTGCTGGGCTGCCAAGTTGCCAAGCTGACTTGCACCACCCAAGCGCAATTGCGCACCTTGCAAGCCAGCTTGCTGGTTGGCCAGTGCCGCCTGCTGGCCAATGTTTGCGTTGAATTGGGCAGCCTGATTGCGTGCAGCAGCGTTTGCAAGTGCCGCCTGATTGGCAGCACCAGCACCAAACTGTGACGCCACATTCTGCGCAGCCACATTGCTCAAACCCGCCTGCTGTAAATTGCCGGCGTTAAATTGCGCCATCTGATTGCGTGCAGCTGCGTTTGCCAGTGCCGCTTGGTTTGAAGCTCCGGCGCCAAACTGGGACGCCACATTCTGTGCAGCCACATTGCTCAAACCGGCCTGCTGTAAATTACCAGCGTTAAATTGCGCCATCTGATTGCGTGCAGCCGCATTTGCCAGTGCTGCCTGATTGGCCGCGCCAGCACCGAATTGTGAAGCAGCTGTGCGCTGTGAGGCATTCTGAATTGCCGCTTGCTGCTGCCTGGCAAGGTCTTGCTGCATCTGATTGGCTGCAACCTCAAAACCTTGCGCTCTCAGTTGAGCCGCAGTCTTTGCGGCCTGCTCTGCAAACTGGCCACTTGATGCACCTTGAGCAATGGCTTGGCGTGATCCACCAAAGGCCTTGGCAGCCGCAGCCTGCTGGCCAATTCGGGAAGAGGCAGCAGCTCTGGCTTTTTCAATATCGGCCAAAGATGCGTCAATCACGCCGCTGGTGTAGGGATTCATGTAGCGACCGATGTCACCCATGTTTGCCTGCGCAGCGCTGACATCGGTTGCGCCATAGCCTTGCGATCCGGCAAGGGACGCTGGGCCTGCCTGCGCACCAGCAAACTGGCTTGCACCATAGCCCTGTGCGCCGGCAAGGGATGCTGGCCCTGCCTGTGCGCCAGCAAATTGGCTTGCGCCATAGCCTTGCGCATCGGCAAGGGATGCTGGGCCAGCGTTAAAGCCACCCACCATGCCAGGCTGATACTGAGCGCCTTCAGCGGTCATCTGAGCAGCTCGATCAATGTTGGCAAGACCTGGTCCGGCCAGACCCGTGTTGATCAGTTGGCGCTCGCCAGCCTCATACATTGGGTTGAAGCCAGCAAATTCTTGCACGGGCAATGCGCCTGCAACATTCTTGGCCTGCTCAAAATTTGAGAGAAACGCTTTTTTAACATCAGGGTCAATTGATGTTGATGATGTTTGACTTCCACCTTTTGACATTTTGTGGTCCTTTAATCTAAGAGAGATTTGATTTTTTTGGCAGGCACTTTGCCTTCGTTGATCATGTCCAAAAGTCCACGGCCATATTTTTTGACTGCTGATTTTCTAATGACATATTCTCCACGATCTAGGAACGCAGCGCCATCATCTGGACCCTTGGGATTTGGTCCAAGCAGACCATGGACCATGCCGCCTTTTGCATAGCTGGCAGAATCAAAGCTGTCCTCGCCAGTGTCTTCAAAGCCACCACCAAAGTCACTCCCGCCCATCTCACCGCCAGACTCACGGCCCATCTCGCCGCGGAAGTCACCGCCAGCAGGCTCGGCAGGCTGGCTGTAGTTATAAGCCGCAGGCTCATAGGGCATGGCCATTGGCTCTTGCATGGCCATTGGCTCTGGTGCAGGCTGGTCATAGTTGTACTCCGCAGGCTCGTATGGCATGACCATAGGCTCTGGCATAGGCTCAGATGGGTATGGATATGGATCATCTGGCATAGGCTCTACATATGTAGACGGGAAGTCAGCATCAGGACTAGGCATTACTGGTGCAGGGGCATTGCCCACACTTGCGCCACCCATGATGGGACCAGCACCACCGCCACCGCCACCACCGCCGCCATTGACAGCATCGCCAGAAGAATAGTTTCTGGCATAAATACTAGGGTCAAAGCCGCCAAGCGCATTGCCTGAAGATGCGTTTGCATAGGGGTTTCTGAATCCTGGCATCATGGCCATGATCTGAGAATATGGATCGTCACCAGTAAATTGCGGCAACGGCTGATACGCATTGTTGCCAGCTTGCTGGTCACTTGGCTGGGCAACATAATCTAAACGGCCACCTAAACTCATATCAGCTCCTTTGAAAGAATAAACCACTGAGGCTCATATCCCTCGTCTTTTAAAAATGTACGCTCCCAGCCCTTGCGGCCAGCCAGCGTTACTCTTGTGCATCCGACAGACTTGCCCCAATTTTCAATATGAGGCCTCATCTTTTTCAATTCATCAAGATCACCACCAGCAAGGAAAAAATGCAAATCCTTCAGCTGCGGGTAAACAATCACCTCGGTCACCACTGCTGATTTTTGCCCTGGCCACAATTGATACCGATTTGACAATATTCCGGCGGCAATGTCATCTAGCGTATGTGTTCCACCGCTGTATTCTAAAGCCGCGCTGATCCATTGGCGACACCGGTTGATCTCTGAAATTCTGTCTGTCATCGTTTTCCACTGGCCACCGCATCGAGCCGAATCACCCCAACACGCCAATCGGCCAATACCGCACCAGTCACCTTGACATTGACTTGGCGCCCAGAAAACCGGACAGAAGTCGGGTTGGCTGCCGTGTATGGTCCAAATGTGGATTGCGCCCCTGTTGGGTAGTATCGGGTTTTGAATGAAACCACAGCCTCACCCAGTGTCTGCTCATCTGGAATTACCTCGCGCACAGACATGATGTTCTCGCCATTGCCAATCTGCAATGGGCCAGACTCGGCATAGATGCTGGCATTGTCATAAGCAAAACCCACCTCATGGTCGTAGAGATAACCATCAGCTGAGACCATCAAAGGATTGGTAAACACGCCAGCATCAGTGCCAGCTGTTCTGCCCAATGTGCCTATATTCCAGTGATTCTCCCTGTAGTTATAGGTGACATAGCTGTCATTTTCATTGCTTGAATTGCTTGGGTAGTACCACCAAATCTCACCAAATTTGCTGTTGTGGACAGCATAGATTTTTGAGGATTGGTTGAAATTCATGTTGCCAAAGACATAGTCCGACACATCGCTTGGCAGTGGCTTGACATAGCCGTCATAACTCCAGAAGCCAGACTTGCTCATCCAAATGGCCGCAGTGTCAATGGCCGCCACAGCCTGGGCCGAGATCAAGCCGCAGCCTGATCCGGCCTTCTCAAAGCCATAAATGAATGGGGCGCCAATGTACTGGGCCGTGTGGACATCCACATCGGTAAACAGTAGATTCAAGCCCTTGATGCGTTTGCCGGCGATCAGCGTGCCAGGTGTGGCCAGCTCATAGTCGCCTGCCTGATTGTCGTTTGTTGGGGTCCATGAAGTGTTATCTTCTTGGTCCGACCACTGCACCTTGCGAGGGTTGCCGCCAGCTCCAAGGGCAAACAAAATGCGCTCAGAAGTCACCAAGAGTGCCTTGTTGCTCGTTGGCGCGTTGGCAATGACTGCGGCCAGTGTGGGTGTGGAAAAGCCAAGCTGCCACTCATAGAGCTTGCCATCGGCATTTGAGCAGGCCACCAAATACTCGCCCCATGTGTCCATGGACCATGTGGTGGCCGGCGTGATGCTGGAGCTGTCTGGCCGTGCAACACCATAGGCAAAATTGCCATAGGTCGAATAACCATAGCCGGTCTTGACGACAGCATTGGCCTCGCCAACAGTAAAGCTGGTGGGGGTGATGTCTTTGAGTGTCCCAGCCTCATTCAAGGCATAGAGCTTGGAATGCGTACCAGCTGCGATCCAGCGGTCAGCCGTGTTGTCGCGCCAGGTAAGCAGTCCTCGGCATGAGCCTGTCAGCTGGCTGGCAGACTTCTTTCTCCAGCCACCCATGGGACGCAAAGTGTTCTCGTACCATCGCACCAAGTTCGCATCAAACCAGCGCCCTGCTGCCTGATACTCAGTGCCGTTTCTGTAGATGCCTGGTGGTAATTTGAGTGGGATGTACATGATCAGATCGTTGGTAGGTTGGAGACAAAGCTCATTGTGGCAATGGCTGATGGTACTGCTGGCCGTGTGGGACTGGTGCTTGTCCCAAAATGCTCAATATTTACACCAGTGTTTTCAGTTCTCCACATAATCTCAATGTAATCATTAGTAGCCATTTCAACAAAGAAATTCAATGCGGCAATAATATGGCTTGGGTCACCAGAGCCTTT